GGAAGTCAAAAAAAACAGTTCACATGCGGACAATGCGGTCAGGAATGCAACGGACTATTTAGGTCAGGTAATAAGCGCGTATGTGCATCATGCGACAATAAAAAAGACAAAACTCTTGAGGATCAGCGTAAGGAGTTCAAACACGCGGGACTTGAAGAATTGAGGGCTGGTAGAGCTGAAGCAAAAGAAGCAGCTCTTAAACCTCTGCCAGGGCGTCAGGAAATCGGTCACTGGGTACAGGACATCCAGGGAATCCAGTTTATGACCCGCGTAACGAGCGTAAATGCGGGCAGCGTTAAACCGATGCCGCAAAACTGGCTCTGGAAAGACAGAATCCCAGCTGGCGCGATTACTTGGGCAGTGGGCAAGCCAGGCAATGCCAAATCCTTGTTCTCATCAGACCTTGCCGCACGGGTGAGCAATGGACAGGACTTCCCCGATGGTGCCAACAATGAAAACGGACCAGCCAAAGTGATGATGTATTGCGGTGAAGATGACATAAACAGGACCGTTGTGCCTCGCCTGATGGCGGCTGGCGCTAATCTCAGCAATATAGAGCTGCTGGACAATCGCAGTTTTGAAGTGTTCGATAAGGAGTATAACCGCATTGACCGCCGATCTATTGACTTGAGCCAGGATTGCGCCGTGCTGACGGAGATGCTGAAAGCCCATCCAGACATTAAACTTTTAGTTATTGACCCAACTACGGGCGTTTATGGCAGTAAGAACACTAATCATGATAAAGACATGCGCCCCATCATGAATGAGCTAAGGGATCTATGCGAAGCGCGGGGGCTGACGATTGTGGGAATAACCCACACCAACAAACGCGGGGAAGCAGCTGCGATTGACCAGATACAGGGCGCGTCTTCCATTGCTGGCGCGGCGCGAGCCGCGTGGCTATTCACCAGGGATTCTGAATCAGATGATGAACACGCGCATGTAATGACCTGCATCAAGAGCAATCTAAGCGACAAACACGACGGTCTGAGGCTGATTACTCGCGCAGCAGAGGTAAGCCCAGAGGTTGGCAGTCATCCCTTCATCGTCTGGGGTGAAAGCGTCAGCATGAGCGCCGATGATGCAAACCAGGCGATTAAGGAAAAGCGGGAGAGTAAGCACAGCAGACGGGATGCAGCAAAAGCAGCTCTGCTGGCTTTACTGTGCGAAGGTCCGAAGCTCAGTGCAGAGGTTTATCCAGCACTGGAAAAGCAGGGTCACTCTGGGGAAACTGTTAAACGGGCAGCGGGTGAGCTTACAGACAGCGGGGATATGCTGCGGAGGCAGCGAAGCAAACGCTGGTTCATGCTTTTACCAGAGCATTTGTATGAGTTTGAAAATCCAGAGCCTAAGTCTGAGTTTGTCATGCAGGATCAGGAAGTTTTATAACCAAAAATAGGCTACCTTACCAAAACCCCATCAATGATGGGGTTTTTTACTTTGGACATATCAGAAGGTCAAAACCCTGTGTAATACACTCTGACCTTCTGACCTTCTGACCTTCTGACCTTCTGACTCAGAATGTAACTATGTCATAATGTATTAAAATTATATTCAAGGGGTTAAAGTCAGAGTGTCAGAGTGTCAGAGTGTCAAACACACACAGTTGACCTTCTGACTTTGACCGTAGTCTAAGGCTCAAATACTTGGCATGGACAGTTTAGTCTACGTCCGCTCACCACAATCATAGCCCGGCAGGCACCTAACCCATTCCCGCTACCATGCTCCTGCTTCTGATGGCCGCACCCTTTGGTTTTGCACTTGGGAGGCGTTACCGTGCCGGGAACGTAGGGATGATCAAGTAACTCCTCGACAGTATCCTTGAGATCACTCTTGAGTATGGTACAGGCGCGGAAAATATTTGTGTCCACGCTGAACGACTCATTGTCCTGCTCAAAGATGACAGTTTTGACATCCGCACGAATGGGATGCTCTGCGTGTACCTCTTCATTTTGCCTAATAGTCCTTTGTTCGCCCGAGTCATGCTGGGCCATAAAGTGGGAAATTACAACATAGATTCTCCTGCCTGTGTTTGTCATGTAACAGATTATAGCTGTGAAGCCTGGAAGCGCCAACTAATAAATTTACCGTCTTCCTATTCCTTTATTAGGAACCAAACAGATGGCTTGCCCACGACATCCCGACACTCAACAGATATGCCCGGCGTGTCTGGGATCAAAGAAGTCACAGGCTAAAACTGACGCTGCCCGTAAAAATGGGCAAAAGGGCGGCAGACGAAAGAAGGACAAAAAATAATGACTAGCGAACATAAACAACGTGTGCTCATAGTTCTGGACTCTTTTATCTGGACGCTCGCCATATGCGACGTTTGCTATCTGTGCTTGTCCATACTGGTGAAATAACGAGGAACTAAATGACAACACAACTCACAATGAAAAATAAAGACGGCCAGCTGATGGCATACAACCTGCCCGAAGGGCATACGGCTGATTTTCGCTCGAACAGTCACGGCTATGAGCTGGTCGAGTGTTGGCAAGAGACCAACAGCCAGCATATTGAGCTGAACACACTGCTGGAACGCTCTGTTGTACGCACCACGTTCTTTGATGCTCAGATGAATGAGATTGCCAGCATTACGAAAGCAAATGCCTGGACATCAAAAGTTGACAACAGCGGCAAAAAGATTCTGCTGCCGGGTGATTTCGGCGGGATCAAAGGACCAGGAAACCTGGCTCACTAAAATATGGACGAAGAACTCAAGACGGATTCCCCTGAGCCTCAGGACAAGCCCGTTAGGACTCACACGAAAAACGGACGTGAGCTGACAAAACTTGAACTGATGTTCAAGCGTCCCCCTGGACGCCCACCTGTAGAAATTGAATGGGAAGATGCCGAGCTTTATGCAATGTATGGCGGGACTCTTGCTGGTATCTCATCAGCTTTAGGCATAGGTCAAACAGCATTTATTAGCGCAATTCAGAAAAAGTACAATAAAACTTTTGGCGAGTGGGCCACTGCATTACGTGAAAAAGCGGATCTTGCTTTACAGGGTGAACTGGTTGAGCGTGCAATATCTGGTGACGCCTCATTACTTCGTTTCCTTGCGGAGCGTCGCCTGGGTATGACTCATAAAGTCGAAGTGACACACAAGAGCGCAGCAGATCAAATGCGTGAGCGTTTCGCCTCTATGACTGCCGAGCAAAGACAGCAAGAATTAGCGCAAATAAAGGCTGAAATGTTACAGCTTTCTACGAATATTACAATGCAAGAGACAATCCCAGATGCTGAGTTTGAAGATATATCGCAAGATGATAAGTAATTTCTTGCCAAGTAATCATAAATAATTTTTCCGCAAAAACGCCCCACGCCCCAGCCCTAGCGCCCGCCAACATGCCCAGCCGTTCGTTTAAACCCCCATTGCCAGTTACTAAGTAGTACACGACCAGCCGCTGGCTTTCACCCCTTGCAGATAATTGTTTATTCTCCAGAAACCCCGCTTTGGCGTATAGTTCAGCGCCCTGCATACCACTTGACCCAGCCGCTGGTTTACCAATCACCTGAAAATTAACGACTTTCTGACTCCTCTTGCATATGAAGGGTCAAGTCGAACTCGAAAAACGTCTGGCAGCAATACGCAAGAAGAATGCCCGCAGAGCTGCTAAAGAACAACAGTCAGAGCTTGCGGCGGCCGCTATAGCGCATGAGCAGCGCCAAGATGAAGCCAGGGAACGCCGACAGGCTGCGAAGACCTCACAGCCAGCGCCAAAGCCGGCAGCACCCAAGCCAGCGCCGGCCGTGCAAGATGTGGACGTAGATGCTTTGCTAAAGCTCAAGCTTCTGCAAGACGTTATCCGCACTGATGAGTGTGCGTCTGATTTGCGGGTCTTCGTCCGTGATGCGTGGAAGGTATTGCACCCCACTGAGCAGCTGATTGAAGCCCCGTATATTGATGCAATTTGTGAATATTTGATGTCGATGCGCCGGGGGGACTTCTCCCGCCTCATTGTGAACCAGCCGCCCCGCACGCTTAAAAGCACCATCATCAGCGTGATTTTCCCCGCATGGGTTTGGGCAACAGACCCCACAATCAAGTTCATTTTCTGGTCATACAGTTTTGAAAAATTAACAGTTCCCTTGTCTGTTGACCGCAGAACTTTGATTCAGTCCCCCTGGTATCAGGAAAGCTGGGGCAGCAAGTTCAAGCTGAGCGCAGACGAAAACCAGAAATGGGCTTTTAGCAATGACAAGAGCGGTCACATGGTTTGCCTCAGCGGGGCAACCGGCATCGGGGGAAACTTTTTGATAGTTGATGACCCGCATTCAGTCGAGGAAGCTATTTCGGATGTTGACCGCGAGCGGGGCGTCCGAATGGTCAGGCAAGGCTTGATGAGTCGCCTAGATAACCCCCAGAAAGACTCCGTGATTCTGGTCATGCAGCGTCTTCACCATAAGGATGTGGCTGGTTCGTTTATTGAAGACGGAACATGGACGCATCTGAAGCTGCCCGCTGAAGAACAGAAAGGCGCAAGTATCCCGCTGCCGATCAGCAGCAAAGTCTGGGAACGCCCTGCGGGTGATTTGCTGGACCCAGTGCGTCTGAGCAAGCAAGTATTGCAGCAAAAGCAGCTTGAGCTGGGCGCGAGTGGTTACGCGGGGCAATATCTGCAAGAGCCATCTGTTGACGGCGGAAACATTTTCAAAAGTGACTGGTTCCAGTTTTATGACCCTGAGCACGTCCCGCAGTTTGAACAGGTCATGCTCAGCGTAGATGCCACGTTCGGGAACACAAAGAACGCCGATGATTGCGCAATCCACGCCTGGGGCATCGTAGGGAATCGCTCTTACCTAATCGAGCGCGACACACGCAAGATGAACTTTGCAACAACAAAAGCCGCTGTGCGGGCGATGTACCAGAAACACAATGCCCACGGAGTATTAATCGAGAAGAAAGCGAACGGTCAGGCGCTCATTGACGAGCTGAAGCAGGAGTTTTTTTGTATTCCCATCAGCCCGGACTGGGGCGATAAGCAAGCAAGAGCGCAAGCCTGTTCGCCGATGGTCGAGGCTGGTACGGTTTATCTTCCTTCAAATCTGGACGGCACAACGCTGCAATCCCTTGCAGCTAAATTCCCCAATGCAGACAAAGACGATATAGACGCAATGACCCAATTCTTGAACTGGCGACGGGCCGCCAACGGTTGGGGGATGTTCCTTGAGACGCAAGCCCGCATGGCAAACGCAAAGCCACGGGATTCGCAGATCAGCCCCACTGGGGTTTATCAAGGCAAAAAACCCAACGTCAGCGCGTCAGGCGTTTATCAGGGTGACGCCCAGCCCCTGGTCAAAGGGCTGACATGGGCGAAGGAAAATCTCACGAACTGAAATTAAACGACTTCCCGCCACATTCATATGTGGCTAGCAAAACTAATTTTCAAACTCAAATACCGTATCGCTCAATTACTTGAGATCAAGCCATTCTTGCGAGTGGATGAACACGCCTATTGCCCCGCCTGCGGCTCACGCAAAGGTTCCATTTCAGCCCGCACAGACGGCGCTTTAGTGGTAGTGCAGCACCTCTGTTCTGTCTGCCAGTGGAAGTGGATTGAAAACACAGTAACGAGTATCAGCCGGGACGCCATTGGGCATGTCTGGTCGAAAGAAGACGAGGAAATCCCCCATGCCTAAATGGTTCCAGTTCAAGAAAAACAAAAACAGCGCCATAGCTTCTCAGCCATCTGGTAAGCAACGTCTGTCTCTGTCTCAGATCATGGACACGGGCGGGCAGCAGAGCATCAGGGACCTGAGCAATACGTTGTGGTTCCCCGCTGGTCAGCCAATCCAGTCTGTTGCCCCCAAGGGCACAGCCCCGCGTCGTTACGCCTATGATCCATTGGCGAATATCAACTGGAGCGGTCGAGATGGCAGAGTTGACTTTCCGGTATTGCGGGAGTTTTCAAAATATCCGATAGTCCGCGCCATCATCGAAACAGTTAAAGACAAATGTTGCGGGGTTAATTGGGAGTTCACTCTCACGCCTCAAGATGGCGAAACAAAAAAGCAACTCAAGCAACGCACCCAGGATGACCCGCGAATACAGCAGCTAAATGAGTTCTTCCGCAAACCTGACGGCTGGCAGAACTTCCGTACCTGGTCGCGTGGATTGTTTGACGACATGCTGGTACTGGATGCCGCCAGTGTCTGGTTCAAACAAGATGAAGATTCAAACATCTGGGCAGCTTCACAAATTGACGGCAGCTTAGTTTTCCCGCTTATTGACGAATCAGGCGAACAGCCAGCAGCTCATGCCACAAACAAAAACCGTGGCGCTCAGGGTCTTGCAAAAGATATTGGGGGAGTTCTTGCGAAAGAACGCAGGAAGCGTATTCCCATTGCCTTGCGCCAAACGTCTGACCAGAAGCCATCTGATGACTGGGTACAGCAAAAAGAAACCGCCGACAAAAACGGCGGATCACCCGCGTATCAACTGACGCCCTACGGCTATCCGGCCCAACAAATGACCGGCGACGAACTGGGTTATTACGTCCGCAATCGCCTTACAAATACTCGCTACGGCTACAGCATTGTGGAGCAATGCCTGGCTTATATCGCTCTGGGACTCGGACGCCTGGAGTTTCAAGCTGCTTTTTACAAGAGCGGCAACGTCCCGGAATTCATCATGTTTGCCCCGTCTGATGTTCCGCCCCAAAAGGTTGAACAATTCCAGGGCTATCTGGATTCCATCCTTCAGGGCAACTTACAGAACAGACGCAAGGGTTTTATTTTCCCCGGCATGGGGCAGGACGGAAAGCCCAGCATCACTTTCCCCAAGGTTAATGACACCGTTCTTAAAGATGAGTTTGACGAATGGCTGGCGCGTGTACTGTGTTATTTCTTCGGCGTTAGTCCCACGTCATTCACGAAGGCCGTAAACCGCGCTACAGCTCAGCAAGCCGCTGAATCTGGTGAAGAAGAAGGATTACAGCCGTATATCGACTGGTTCCGCGACTTACTTAACGACATTATTCAAGACCGTTTTGGCTTCACTGATATTGAAGCCACTCCCCAAGTCCGCCTTGAGCAGAACGCACAGGTTCAATCAGAGATTAATGCCAGTGACTTCAGCAAAGGTCTTGCAACGCTGAACGAAGTCCGCAGCCGCATGGGGCTGGACCCCGTGGACGCTGATTGGGCTAATACCAATCTCATTATTACTGGCAGCGGGCCTGTTCGCCTGGATGGTCAGCCGATCTCCCAAGACGTTACCCTGCCCGGCGATACAGCCAACCCCCCGAAGGGAACTGATGGCAGCAAAGATCAGCAGCAATCCCAGGGCGCCCCAGCAGAAAAGCCCAGTATTACTGATAAAAACTTCGTCTCTGATGATGACGCTGAAAAAGTTGAGAAGAAAGTTACAAACCCCAAGGACATTGACCCCGGCGACAGTCGGCACAAATGGCCGTTCTCATCTCCGTCTAAGCTCGCGCCGATCTCTCTTAAGGCTCAAGGGTCGATTGAAAGCACATTGAAAGCCTGTTTTGCCCGCAGCAAAAAAGTTATGGGCGAGACGCTGGACAAGTTCGAGCGGAGCGAAAAGGTCAGCAAAGCAGATTCTGCTGATGATCTCTTCAACCGTATATGGGACATAGTAGCGCCTGAGTTCGGCAGTATTCCCCACATTGTCCGTAGCCATCTCGAAGATGCCGCCCGCGCTGGCGTGTCTGAAGCCGTGGAGCAATTATCTGCTGAAGACACGGGACTCATTGACTCAGCAAATGAGCAAGCAGCCAAATGGGCAGCCAATCGAGCCGCTGAGCTGGTTGGCAAACAACTGGTCAATGGTGAGCTGGTCGATAACCCAGACGCAAAATGGGTCATTAGCGAAACCACACGGCAGGAGATCAGGGACGCTGTAACTCAGGCTTTCGAGTCTGAAACTGATTTCGCAGCACTCAAGACCCGCATCCTGAACGCTCCTGGTATTGAGAACACATTTAGTGATGCCCGGGCCAGCATGATCGCAAAAACAGAAGTAGCCAAAGCCCAGATGGGCAGCACTTTTGATTTTTGGAAATCATCCGGGTTGGTTAAGCAGGTTCAATGGTTCACCGCTGGGGCTGACCCGTGCGATGAATGCCAGGAAAACTCAGGCGAAGTTGTGGAACTGGGGCAGCCGTTTCCATCCGGAGCGATAACCACGGCTGACAGTCACCCCAATTGCAATTGCGGAATCTTCGCGATCATGGGTGAAAAGTAATGACTATCTCCCCCATTGGTATGAAGCAGATTCACGCAGTTTTTGAAAAGTACGATCCATTTTTGGGGATAGCTACCGGCATAATCACTGCCCAGCAGCCCGACAATGACAACGAAGAATTGGATTATGACCGTTCGAAACCATATTTCGAAGCATGGTCTGCCGAAGTAAAAAAAGATTCTGACGGCAAATCTCTGGGAAATGTTCGATTACAACATGACCCCAAGCGCCCAGCGGGCAAACTCACAGACCTTGTTTTTGATGACGCGAACAAGACGATTCGTGCAACTGCAAAGATTGTGGACCCCACGGCTAAATCAATGCTGGCTGAAGGTGTTTTAACTGGTTTCAGCATTGGCGGATCTTATGTGGATAAGACCGTGCAGAAAGACGGCACAACTCTTTATGTTGCCAACCCCATAGAAGTTTCAGTTGTGGACCGTCCCTGCCTGGGATCAGCAACATTTGATGTTGTACGCGCTGACGGGCGCACTGAGCTGCGCAAGTTCCGCAAATCCCAAGCCGCGATTAAAGCAGCTGGGGATGAATCCTTCGATGCGATCCGCTGCAAGGTTCAGGCTGAACTGGATGAGCAACACGCAGACCCAAAAAACAATATCTGGGTTTGGATCAAAGACATTTTCCCTGATTCCGTAGTTTATGAATGCATGGGATCAGATGAAGCTGGAAAGCTTTTCCAGGTTTCTTACGAGCAAGACGGGGATGAAATCGAACTGGGAGACCCGCAGGAAGTCCGTACAGCATACGTCCCTGTAGAGGATCAGTCAGACCCCGATGAGCTGAAAGAAGCCTCTGCGCAACTTGCCTCACTCGAAAAACTACTCGACAAATTTACAAAGAATTTAGCAACCGACAAAAGTTTTGACTTTCGAACTCTTGTTACAGAGCTGGAAAAAGACTCAGGAGCATTAACGACAATGAACGAAAAAGATTTTAAAAAGGCGCACGCAAGCCTCAAGCAAAAGATAGAAAAGGCGAAGGACGCCATTTCTGCCCATTACGAAAAAATGGGCAAGGTTCACAAAGCGATGCATGACGATATGCACGACCATCTGGACGGCATGGCTAAAGTATTGGGCGGCGGCCCTGATTCCGGCGGTGATGAGGATGAGATCGAACGCATGGACCCCCGTGTTGTTCCGCAGGATGACGAAAGATCAGATTACGCAGACAAGAGCCTTTCAGCTGCTGCGATCAAAAAGCAGATCAGGGACGGAATCCTCGAACTCGCAAAAGCAATGTCTGGCGCTCAGCCTGAGGCTAATAGCTTTAAACCTGTCAGCAAATCGTCTGACGGCGCTAACTCTGCAAATGACGCCAACGCAATGACTGACCAGGACTGGGCTGATTATCGCAATGAACGCGGTGCAAAAGCGCGTCAAGCTGCAATCGCAAAAGCACAGAAATCAGCTGGGTCTAAATGGGGGGCTGTACCAGCCCGCATACTTGCACGCAAGTACTAACAAGGAATTTATCAGGAGCAACATAAGATGAGCATTTTTTCTAATACAGAGATCAACGAACTAATAAAGGGATTCAGCGGCTTAAATAAAGCTACACCATCTCTCACAACTGGCGGTGGGCTTAACTTCCTGCCTCTGGAAGAAGAGGCACGAAACACTTATCCAGTGTTCCATCCGGTTTTGGACGCAATTCCTCGCGTGACTCCTGAAGAGCTGGGGCATGAAGTTGGCGGCCTCCAGGTCACCTGGAAACAGGTTCTTAACCCAGGCACGAACGTGCTTCCTTCTCTCCCAGAAGGCAGCCGTGGAACTCCGATCAATATTCCCACACTGACAACCAGCGCAAACTTTGTAACCCTGGGTGTCGATGCAAGCGTTACCTTTGAGTCTCAGTCTGCGGGTGTAGGTTTTAACGACAACTTAGGGACTGTGAATCTTGCAAAGCTTAACGTCCTTCTCAACCTCGAAGAGCGTATGGCGATTTTCGGCAACCCTGGCAACAGTGGTTCCGGAAATAACGGGTTTCAACTCGGGACGCCAGCTGCTCCAGTGATTGCACTGGCAAACGGCGGATCATTTGGCTCTGCTGTAAGCGTGACCGTTACAGTTGTGGCTCTCACAGGCTGGGGAGTGTATAACCAGCAGAATTTTGGGGCTTTCCTCACTCGCCCTGGGATTGCTCAGCAAGTTACCACGACATCAGCAGAAGGAAACACCGTCGTAAATAACGGTGGAACCTCTATTGCATCAGCTGCAAGTAACACCGTTGTTACTTCATCTGGTCAGCAAACCGTGACCGTGACTGTTACCCCTGTAGTTGGCGCATTGGGTTATGCTGCTTTCGTCAGCACCAACGGCACCCCTACAGCTGCAAACAGCTTCTTCGCCGGTGTGTACACCACATCAGTATTCACCATCAGCGCAGCGGCTTCAGGCTCTAACCAGCGCGTGAGCGATCTCACAGCAACTGATTTCAGTGCAAACCCAGCTGTTACTAACAGCACTGGAGATTTTGCGGGAATCGCAACATGGCTGTTTAATTCACAGACCGCAAACAGCGGAGCACGTCCAGCTTATGTGAAAGATCTTGCAGGGGCGGGACTCACAGCTGACGGCGCTGGCGGTATCGTAGAATTTGAAACCGCATTGTCCAGTCAGTGGAACCAGTATCAAGTCACCCCAGACGCAATCTGGGTTTCAAATGATTTGATGCAGTTCGTCAATCAGAAAATTCAAACCAGCCCCAGCGGGTCAGGTGCAGCATCAACAGTGTTCGTCCGTAACGGCGGACCTAATGGTGAGGTTATCGGCGGTTCGATGGTTCAGGAATACAAGTCGAAATTCTCGGCTTATAACGAGCAGAAAGTATTACCAATCAGGAACATTCCTTACCTGCCTGCTAATACAATTATGATGCCTACACTAAATAACCCATACCCGGCTGCTGGCGATACGATTCCAAGCAACTACAGGATTGTTTGCCGTGAAGGCTACTACGGCCTGAAGTTTCCTTACAGAACACGTCAGCACGAGGTTGGTATTTACGTCGAGGAAGCGATGGAAGCCTACGTTCCATGGGCAGGCGTGCTTTTGACCTCAGTTGGCGACAAATAAATATAACGATTAACCACAAACTAAAGGCAGACAGAGAAAAAGCTGTCTGCCTTTTTTACCAAGGTCATCATGCAACCACTCGTAACAGTACAGGAATTTGAAAGCTGGGTTGGCATCCAGTCCAACACGGCGAATGATGCTTTGGCGTCAGTGATAATCAATGGCTGGACTCAGTATGTTTACTGGGTCACTGGTCGCCAGCCTGATTTGTTTGTTTCTCAAACCTCATTTACTGAAGTTCGAGACGGCAACGGCTCGAATGTCATGTGGCTGCTAAATGACCCCATCATCAGCGTGTCATCCGTTATTGTGAACGGTCAGACCATACCCGCTTCAACTGGATACGGTAACGGCGGCTGGTTCATCCAGCAAAATGCTGATTCAATCGCAATCCGCAGCTCAGCCAATTACATCGGCTTTCCCTTCCCCCATGCAACACGGTCATTTGTGCGGGGCAAGGGCAATGTGACGATCAGTTACACCGCTGGTTATTCCACTTTACCCCCCGATTTATATTTAGCGACTGAAAAGGCTTGCACCGTCATCTGGAATCGCCGTCTGCGGGAAGACGAAGGCAGCAAAGTTATCCCCCAGACCGGGCAGAGTAATTATCGCAGTTGGCCTTTTCCGCCTGATGTCGTGGAAATGCTCCGCAGTTACAGACGCACGGCGATGGTGGGCGCATAAATGCAAATCCAGATTCAACATGTTGAAGAAGTCAAAGAGCGCCTTTCAGGGGCATACAAAAAAGCCCTTGTGCTCATGCAGGAAAAAGTAAACCGGGCATCTCTCTTTCTTCAAAGCAAGATCGTCCAGGGATTAGCTGCCGGAACTTACGGGATTAAATCCCGTCGCGGGTCTGCTGGTCTCGCTGGCTCAGTGCGCGTTACTCCTTCCGAAATCCAAGGCGATTTAGTCGAGGGGTTTGTCACTGGGGCTGGTGGGACAAGTTGGTATGGCAAAGTCCATGAGTTCGGCGGTACACGTTCATACACTATTGAACCAACCAGCGCGAAAGCACTCGCATGGAAACCTTTTGGCTCTTCCGGATCAGTGGGCAAACAATCCGCTTTTGCATTCACCAGAGACGTTATTTTTGCCCGCAAGGTCATTCATCCCCCATTGCCTCAGCGCCGCTGGATGGGCGAACCTGTTTCAGAGGGTAAAGCCGATGTGGTCAAGATCATCAATGAAATCAAGTCAGAGCAATTATTCTGACTTTCATTTGCTTGTATGAATGCCAATCAATCGTCAAGCAATATCGGATGCCCTTTTCAATCTGCTGCTCACCGCTCAGCCGAACTCAGCAACCTGGCAGAACATGAGTTCTCAGCATTTTCAATTGTGGTCGAGTAACCCCGGCGGGGCTGCAAACCAGCCGCTTTTTTATCTTACGAGGATCAGGGAGACCGTCACCCAAAAGGCTTACGGTCAAAACAAATATCAGTTTCATTACGAGGTATGGGTCTATTTGCAGATACCGGGGATGAATGACCCAACGCAAAACCCTTACGCCACGATAAACCCAGTAATTGATTCCATTGACAACATCATTTCACCCCCGCCCCCATTATCCAGCCAAACCCTTGGGGGTCTGATTAACATGGTTGAGATCAGCGGAGAAATAGACATTGCAGACGGGTCTGAAGATGGGCAAGCGGTTATCCGCATTCCAATTCTCGTAACTCTGGGAAAAAACTGACTACAGACCTCTAAAGTAGAGCATTGGCTAAAGCAGGAGCACGCGACAGATGAGCAATTTTATTACAGACACATACAACTTTGGAAGCGGATACGTTTTTGGAGTGGCGACTAACTTGGGGGCACAGCCAAGCGTTGTAATACCCGGTCAGGTCCTCACTTTGCAGGATGCGCAAGTTGACCTCAGCACTTCGATTAAAGAGCTTCGAGGAATTGGCGAAGACCCCGAGCAGCTGGCAACTGGTACCCGTAAACTGACGGGTAAAGTCACCACTGGTCGATTGAATTTGAACCAGTTGAACCAATTTTACTTTGCCGACACTTACACCACTGGCGCAACCGCAACCGCTGTTGCTGAGCCTCACAGCATTCCCGCAACCATGCCTTTCACCGTCACCGTTACGCATAGCGCAACCTTTGTTCAGGATTTGGGCGTGTATTTCGCGGGTACTCGCAACCAGCTTACACCTGTCGCGTCTGGTCCAATAACTGGACAATACAGTGTAGCAGCTGGGGTCTATACCTTCGCGGCTGCTGATGAAGGGTTGGCGGTTACGATGAGCTACACTTACACGACCGTAACGGGTCACACACTGACCGTTAATAACAAGGCAATGGGTACC